ATGCAGGAATTACTGGGTATTGCCTTATGGTTGAATCAGAAGCAGGTTAATAACAATAATGAGTTGGATGACGGCGTACAAAAAGATTTTCTGGACAAGCTTGTTGGTCTTATTTCGCTTGTGCAGGCCCAGATTATTACAAAAGGCGGTTCCTACTTCTGATAATTTCGATTCCAGGCTTTATCAGGGTTTATATCCACACCTCCCCCAAGTCCGCTTTTTTTAAGCAGGGCTTTTGTTGAGCGGCGTGCGCTCAAGGAGAAAGAAAACCAGAAATAACACAACCTGAAGGAGAAGAGGAATCCGGCAAAGGTCGGGTTTTTTCTTTTTCTGTAATCTGAAGGATGGGAGCAAAAATAAGTCAATCCCCCTGGTTTTTCATCTACCTAAGTAGCTATTAAATCTTATGTGGTTCAGAAAAACAGAAAGCCCGTTTTCAATAACGGGTTTCTTGAAAGGCACCTTTTTACTGCGCTGCCTTCTTCTCATTTCTCAATTTTGACGGTCTGAGTTATTAGAGGTTTGAATGGTGCCCGAGACCGGAATTGAACCGGTACGGAGATCGCTCTCCCCAGGATTTTAAGTCCCATGCCTTGAAATTTTGTTGCCATTCGGAAATCCTGTATTTATGCGGCTTTCCGGATTGCCTATTTTACTGGTTTTTAAAATGACTATTGTTGTCAATATTTTAACTTTTGTTTCCGATAGTAAACGTAAATATTTCAAAAGTCAGTTGAGCCGTCAATTTAGCCGTCAAAAACATAGCCGTCAAGGTGACGGCTGGACTTGTTTTTGGCAATGGATTTTTAATATTCCATTTAGCTTATCAGCACTCTGCTTGTCCATTTCCTTGACAACGTGCTGGTATTTCTTCGTCATTAAAAGGTTGCTATGCCCAAGCCTGGCTGATGCCTCCCGTTCGGTTACACCGTAGCGAAGCATCATCGTGCCGTTAAAGTGCCGCAAATCGTGTAGTCTGATATGCGGCAAACCGTTGCGCTTCAGGAACTCCTTAAACAGTCGGCTCACGGTGCTGGGGTTATAATCCTGGCCGTTGGACTTGGTAAACAGCTTACCTATTCCCCTGAGTTGTTTTAGCCGGAGGATAATGCTGCTGGGAATGGCCACGTCCCGATTGCTTGTTTTGCTTTTGGGTCCTTTTATAATGTTACCCTTTGATGTGGGGACAAGGGTGTTTCTTACATGCACTACCGCATTTTCAAGATCGATGTCCTCCCATGTCAGCCCAAGCAGTTCTCCCCTGCGAAGGCCACACATGCCGGCCAGAAGGATGATAGCCTCCATCCTGTGGCCTCTGAGCGCATTCAATAAAGCAACATATTGCTTCTCTGTATAAATTGTCGGTTTATATTCCTCTGGACTGGGGGCGTCCACCGCATCGCAGGGGTTACGGGCCATGAGTCCATCGCCAACGGCTTTCTTGAAAGCCCGGTGTAAAATACGATGTTCTTGCAGGATAGTCTTTTCATTGTATCCTTTCTCGCGTTCCTGATTGTAAAACTGCTGTATATGCAAGGGTTTTAATTCAGCAAGCTTAAGTTTTCCCAAAGTAGGTATGATATGATTATTAATATAATTCTGGTATCCGTCCAAAGTTGTTTGTGCCCTGCCGGCACAATAAACCTTAAGAAATTTGTTAAGCCAGGCCTCCACCGTAACCTTTCTTATATCGCTATAGTCCCCCGCCTCGAGCTTCTCGATGAAGGCATTTAGCTTCCGTTTGGAATCAGACCCATACTTTGCTCTGCCATAGAAACTTTTCTTTATCTCCTCCCCGGTGTCTGGGTCTTGATAAATAATATAAGATTCCCACCTGCCATCCTTGCGCTTATAATGCCCCGTTCTCATGCCCGTTACCTCCGGCTTTAGCTGCTTCTTTATCAAGCAGGTATGCCGCATAGCTTTGAAGCTCTTTTTTGCCGCCTTCAGATAACTGTCCATAAATATCTACAATGGATGGTTCATGGAAGGGTTTTCTTATATCGGTAAACCCATACAGCCATTCAGAGTTTACGTCCAGGGCCTTCGCAAATTTAAGGACTATCAGCGCATCGTGTTTCTTTTTGTTGGGTGATTTTAGATATTTGCTTATAGTGCCCTTGCTTACTCCTGTACGCCTATGCAGCTCCGCTGGCTTCATCCCCTTCTCGTCCATGACCTGCTTTAACCTGATGGGAAATATAGATCCCAACATGTTATCAACTCCTCATATCCCTGTGTGCTTAGTACATTTTACGATAATCAAAAACAAAAGTAAAGAAATAGTTTCCGACAGGAAATTTATTTTTATGTAGCGTGTTGACAACTGTAAACAAAAAAGCTAAAATGTTTATAAGTGGAAACTTTGGAGGTGAGGTAAATGCGCAAGCGGGTTGTAAGCCGGAGGCTCAAAGGTCTGCTGGTTGAACATGATATGAGCATTAAAGACCTGGCCAAAAGAATAGGCATCTCCGAAAACTCTTTAACCCTAAAAATCAATGGTCATCGTGATTGGTGGTACTGGGAATTGATGTTAATCGTCAAAGTGTTCGGCTTCTCCGAGGTGAAAGAAGTGTTCCCTGAATTATATGAAGCCGTTTCAAAGGTTAGTTAAATGATTAATCAGCTGCCGCATTCATTGGGGCCAGCGCTGGAGGATATCGACGAAGCGATTTTTTGAACAGAGGGGGTGAAACAAGAGGTGAAAACGATGGCCGACAAAGTAAATTGTCCGTAATTGAGAATGGTAATGCAAATCCCTCTGTAGAGGTTGCCAAAAAAATAGCCGCAGTCCTGGGCTTTGATTGGGTGTGGTTTTTTGATGACAAGCAAAACAGCAAAGAACCAGCCCCGACCGGCACTGAGGGATAGGAGGTGAATGCAAAGTGGACCGCAAATTCACCATCAAAACCGCGCTAACCGATTACTTCCAGGGCACCCTGGGTGAAACAAAACTCAGAGAGGCCATTAGACGAGGGGAAATTCCGCATATCCGCGTTGGGACCAGGATCATACTGCGGGAATCCACACTTGATGCGTGGATGGCGGAACAAGAACAAAAGTCAGTTGCCAAAGTGCGCACGCTTAAGGTTGCAAGGTAAGGAGGTGACACCGTGAAACAAACCATCCCAATCGAGCACGTCCAAAAAGGCGACCGCATCGACGGCAAAAAGGTTGTCGAGGTACTGCACAGAACGCACGCCGACTACGTCCGGCTGGTCCTCGAGGGTGGCTGGCCGGTAGTGCATGGAAATATGGGCAAGATGGTTGAGATAGAGAGGGGGAAATGACGCCGTGAAGCTAACCAGCGAAGCAATCCGGTTTTCCATAACCGGCAAACTGCCGGAACCTGAGAAGCGAAAGCGGCTGATATGGCGGTGGTGGAAGTGTCTGCCGATGGTGGTCTTGGGCACGGTGTTCGTGGTGGGGGTGCTGGCGACGATGCTCCAGGCGTGGCTATTGAGCATGACGCCACGGGAAGTTTGGATGGACTTGTATTATTTGATGTGGGCCGGGAGATGATCTTGTGTCTAACATCCAGCAAGCTACAAATGAATTACACCGCTGTTTTCAATTATTCAACAATCATTTTTTCGGGGGTAGTCTACCGGAGCCAGCTATTACCATCCAAACAAAAGGGAAACGAAATGCGTTTGGGTGGTGTAGTACAGTTGAATACTGGCGAAATCAGGATAACACAATTAGAAAGTACGAAATCAACCTGACGGCTGAACACATAGACAGAGATGTTACAGATATAATGAAAACCCTACTTCATGAGATGGTTCATCTCTATAATGCAATCCAAAAAGTAAAGGATTGTTCCCGGAATGGTACATTTCACAACAAGAAATTCAAATTGGCGGCAGAGCGATTCGGGTTTTACTACGATGAGCCACCAAGTAAAAAATACGGCTGGTCTAACCCCAAGCTAAAACCAGAAGTGGTTAAATTAATCCAGTCTTTTAAAGTTGATGATGGAGCATTTAAAATTGCCAGGTCTGTGCCTGAAAACGCAAAGAAAAAATCAAATAGCTTTAAAATGGAGTGCCCAAAGTGTGGGATTAAACTGAGGGCATCGAAGCCAGGAATCATAGTGATATGTAAATCATGCGAAATTGAACTGATTGAATATTAATATTCAATTGCCTGGAGGGGGTATTTCCCCGGCCACGGTACCATGACCGGGGGTGAGGGGCGAAGTTAGGGTGGCTATCTACAATCACTATACCGCCCGGTAATGGTACAAAACAACTAAGTAAAACCACACGAAAGGAGGGGTGAATGTGGTAGGAATCGCACTTCGGGAAGTCCGGGAAGAACGCGGCTGGGCGCGGCGGGTGATAGCCGGAATGCTCCACATCAGCGAAAGCCTGGTCAGTGAGTGGGAGCATGGGCGGAAGCGAATCACCGAGGTACTGCGTACCAAATTGGCGAGGAAAATGGATGACGGCAGGCTGTACCTGGCCCTGGGCCGGGAGGCCACCGGCGGGCCGTGCGTGGCGCCCTGGCTGGATGGCATCGATGGCCACAGGTTGGCCTGCGCCATGAAAACAATCGAAGAACTGGAAGAGGCCATAGCCGCGTTGAAAAGCATCATGCCGGTGCTCATGCAGCCGCCGGAGAGAATCAGCGAAGAGGCCAGGGCGGCTATTCGGGACACGATGCTGGAGATCATCGAGTGCACAACAGCCAGCGAAAACACATGCGCAAGACTGGCCCGGCTATACGGTATCAGCCTGGCGGATATGTGGGACCAGCATCAGGCGGAGCTTGAGGGGAAAGGGTACTTGAAAAAAGAAAAAAGCGGCATTTCAAAGCCGCAAGTAAATCTCTCTTACAAAAGTATATCATCGGCTAAATAAACCGTCAAGGAGGCCAATTACATGGCTAAAATATACCCCTTCCCCTTTAAACCCCCTACTCACTTTGGCCGGGGCCGGCGGGCTCCGGCCCCGGCAAATCTTTTTATTCAGTGAATCTCCGTTAAGAAAGGTGATGATTATGGCAATAAAGGGTGTTTCTGACATACGCCGACTGCCTAGGCTGGGCAAGATCCGGCTTGGTGAAAAGGAAATTTCACAGAGGACAGGCGCAGAGTACCCGAAGGCGGTTGATTACTTTGTCTGTCCGCCGGAAGTGCAGAAAGTATATGGCGAAAAGCCCCGAGTACTAGATATCATGTTCCCGGTCAGTGACCAGAACTTGTTTTTCCCGCAGTGGTACAAAAGGTACAACCAGACTACCGGACTAATCTGCAAGGGAGACGGAGAAACTGCTACCATGTGGCAAGACGGTGAAATGGTTGAAATTGAGTGCGTCCCGGACGAGTGCGAATGGTACGCCAAAAAGCACTGCCGGCGCTTGGCCAACCTTCAGTTTTTACTTCCCAAAGTTCCGGGTCTCGGTGTCTGGCAGATAGATACGACGAGCTTCTACTCCATCATCAACATCAATTCCGCTTTAGACATGATCCGAGCGGTCGCGGACCGCATACACATGATTCCCCTGCAACTGGTACTAAAACCCCAGGAAGTTGCCCCGGACGGCAAAAAGAAAACTGTCTACGTCCTGGACCTAGTCGCACCGGTGACTCTCTCTAAACTCCTCGAAGATACGCGCAAAACTCCACAGCAACTACTCATGCCGGCGCTAGACGAAAACGAGCGGCCAGAAGACCTTTACCCTGATGCTGTACTGAACAAGCCCGAGACAAAGCCATTTACCCTTGACGCGCCGCCGGCGCCGATCACCCAACCCGGGGGCAAGGAAAAGAAAAAGGCGGCGAAAACGCAAAAGGCTGTTTCCGAGGCTGAGTACCGTCAGATTGCCGAGGAAGGGGAAAGTTTCCTAGACAGCTACAGCAAAGCACGGGACGACATTGATACCGATTTGCAAACCGCATTTGATATCCTCGGGGTCTCTCCGGGCAAGCGCATGGCGATTTTGGGCAAGCCCGGCCTGGACAAACCGGCGCTGCTTAAACACCTGCAGGCCGAGATTGACCGGCGGAACCAGTCTGAGCCGCGAACGTCTCCTGTGCAGACCCCGCCGGCCATGGGCGCATTTTTCTAAGAGGTGAAAAACATGGGGATTAAATATGCTGTTGCAGTTGACAGCCCGGGAGAGAAACAAAATCAAATCATAATTCAGGAATTGGAAGACGACAAAATATTCCTTGGCGGTACAGCCAGCCCGGCGTTTCTTTTGGCCAGCTTAAAAGCAATTGTGGATTTGAAAAACAGTCTCAGAAAAGGAGAGGAACCTTACTTATGCGTGATTACAGCTTTTCGAGGTTAAGTTTGTATGAAAGCTGTCCCACAGCATTCCAAATGAAATATGTCAAAAAAATTCCCGAGGCCGCCAGCGACGCGCTGGCCTTCGGGGGCCTCATACACAAAATCATTGCCGCGTACAACCAGCACTGCCTGAACCATGGCCTGGAGACAGACATTACCGCCATGGCCGGCATCGCCCGGCAGTGCTTCTACGCCGAGCCGTGCGGGCTTTCTTCCGACCGTTTCCCGGAGGTCCTGGCCCTGGCCGAACAGATCGCGGCCAGCCACACGGTCAACCCCCTGACGGTGGTGGGTATTGAAGAGTGGGTGCAGGCCTGGCTTGCCGACCGAAAATATCTTTTCCGTGGGATAATAGACCGCCTGGACATCCAGGACAACTTGGCCATTATCACAGACTATAAAACCGACTGGCAGCTCCGGACACAGGCCGACGTGGAAGCTGACTTTCAGTTGGCCGTATACGCCTGGCTGGTGGCCAGGGAGTACCCGCAGGTAGATACTTTCACGGTCAGGTTAGACTTTGTTCGCCATGGGGTTGTCCGGGAGACCACCCTGGACGCCGGCCGGGTGGCCCAGGCGGAAGGCCAGATCCTGGGGCTGATCGGCCAGGTGGAGCAGGCGCTGGCGAAAGGAAAGTTCCCGCCCAGGCCCGGGCACTTCTGCGCCTGGTGCGGTTACTCCAGCCAGTGCCCAGCGGCGAAAAGCATCCCGGCCGACGTGCGGCCCATCATGACAGCCGACGACGCCCGGGCAGTTGCCGAGGAACTGGCAATCCTGGAGCGGCAGATCGCCGTTCGGAAAGAGGCCCTGAAGAACTGGTGCAACCAGGCCGGGCCGGTGGAGGTGAACGGGATCACCTGGGGTTTTCACCTGGTCGAAAGCCGTACAATCGAAGACGTACCAGAATTCGTGCGGCTTATGAACGAGGCAGGCCAGGACCCCAGGCCGTTCCTGGCCGTCAACGGCACTAAGGCCAAGAAAATCTACAATAATCCTGAACTGATGGGGAAACTGCAGAGTGTAATTAAGGACCGCTCTTACACCAGGTTCGACAGCAAAAAAGTAGCCGGAGGTGAGGTTGCGTGAAAATTAAACGCATTGAGATGACCAATTTCCGCAACCATCACGCGACAAGCATTGAACTCGACAATATTAACGTATTTGTCGGTCGCAATAATACCGGCAAGTCAAGCATAAAAGCAGCTATCGAATATGCTCTCACAGGTCGCTGTGAGTGGACCGACGGCGCCGGCCGGGGTGCCGAGCGCCTGGTCCGCCACGGTGCGGCTTCAGGGAGTGTCGGTTTAGCTATAGAGAATCTGGGGCCTTTATCCCGAGCGGTCCCCGGGGAGCTCCAGGTGGCGGACTGGAAAGGCGGAACGAAGATGCAGCAGTCCGAGCTATACAAGCATCTTGGCGCCGGTGCGGACGTGATATCCGCGGTCTTAAACACCAGTGATTTTATCAATTTGAGCCCCGACGAACAGAAGAACATGCTGTTTAACCTCATGGGTCTCACATTCAACAAGCGGAGCATTGTCGAGGCCCTCGAGGACCACATTATAAGGGCTGGCAAGGCCAATATGCTTACGGCTGAATTTTTCTCTTATGCCGGCAGATTCGTTCCGGAGAATACAGCCGGCGGCCCGGAGGTCCTGGACAGTATCTACAAAGAGGTTTTCAAGGAGCGGACCGGGGTAAAAAAAACGCTAAAGGAACTCGAGGCCCTGGCCAAGGCGCCGGCTGGAAGCGGCGAGCATACGCCGCTTCCCCCTGAAGTTATAAAAGCTTTCGAGGACACGATGGAACTGGCCAGGCTGAAAGTGCAAATTAATACCCAGCTCCAGGAACTCAAAGACCGGAAAGAGGAGCTCATAAGACTGTGCGGCCAGGCCGCGGGCAGTAAGGGGCTGATTGAGAAGCTTAAAAAGCAATACAACGAGTTTCATGAACAGTATGAGGGGCTATACGCGGAGCTTCAAGGTATTCAACCAGCTGGCGATGAGCTGGAGAAGCTTGAGGCCTCTTTGCCCGAACTCCTGAAAAAGGTCGAGGCTACAAAGAGGCATTTTAAAATGCAGAAGAGCCTGGCTGACAGCCACAAGACAAATCTGGACGCCTGGACGGCCGCCCGGGATAAGTTTACCGATGACAGAAAGACGCCTTCTTGCCCGGTCCTGCCGAAACTCAAATGTACCGCGGATACAGAGGCCTTGCTGGAACAGCTGAACAAAGAAATCGATGCAGTTGCAAAGCTGTATGAGCAGGCCAGTCAAGAGGCAGCAGTTCTCGAAAAAGATGCGGTAGAAGCTGAGGAGGAATACGCCCGGGCACTGAAAAGGGCGGAGGAGCTGCACCGAATTGACGAACGAATTAAACAGCTTTCGGAAAATATTCAGGCTACCGACAGTGGGAAAAGAACTACCCTGGCTGAGCTTGAGCGGGTTGAAAAATTATCTTTTTCAACTTCCGAAATGGAGGTGGAGATAAACCAACTCTCCCAGCGGATCCCGAAGGGGGAGGAACTCCTGCGGGCGATTGCGGCCGAGGAGCGTGTCAAAGAAGAACGGAACCGTGTGGCCGGCGCCCTGGAGAAAAAACGCCAGGAAGTGGCTTGGCTGGAATCCCTGGTGGAGGCATTTGGACCGAAGGGCATGAAGGCGGCCATGCTGGCCGAGGTTGTGGGGATGGTCCAGGCCCGGGCGAACGAACGGCTGGCTTTGCTCACCGGCGGCAGGTACGGTCTGGAGTTTGACCTGGAGAAAGGGTTTGAGATCCGGGTAACGGTGGGCGATGTCACGACGGATGTAAAGAACCTGTCCACGTCGGAGCGTATGCGGGTGGGTATCATCCTCCAGGACGTGCTGAACAGCTTGACCGGGCTCCGGATCCTGGTTATTGATGACTGCGAGATTCTGGACCCACAAAACAAAGGGATGCTGATCAACTTGCTGCTGCAGATCCGGGACGACTACGACACCATCATCATCCTGTCGGCCCTGGGGGAGACCCAGCCGCGTAACCCAGGGATCCCAGGATTGTCTATGTTTATGGTGGAGGACGGCGCTGTGCAGGCGATACCGGCGCCGGAGGCGGCATGAGAGTGCGCATAGTAACCCAACAGCGCGGCGCCATGCGGGCCTGTGATGAATGCGGGTACTGGCCGAAGAGGCTCATCGAGGTGGGCCTGGCCAGGTCCCCGATGGTGGCCATGCTGTGCCCGAGCTGCGCGGGGAAGCTGATTAAAGAATTAGACGATTATGCGCCGTGGGCGCAGGGAGGGAAGTGTAATGCGATGGGGGACTAAAATAGATAGCGTAGGCCTGCCAGTGGGGATCCGCCGGCGGGCATCCGTGCGGCCGTCGCTGGTGGCCAGGGCTGCCAGGGCGGTGGATAGAGGTATAACATGCGTGCAGGAGCGTCTTGAGGGGACGGACCGGGTAAGGGAAAAGATTTTGACTTATATGCTCCTGGCGCTGTTCTGGGTGATACTGGGATGCGCGGTTGTGAGGTGGATTATATGACCCGTAAGCGGACCGGATGGTCATATGGGAAGCGGCGCCGGTGCCCGGCGTGTAACCGACTCCACACCAGCTCGGGGAAGGGCAAGCCGTGTCTGAAATGTGCTACAAAGGCGGTGAACTGTAAGTGAAAGCAATTAGTTTATGGCAGCCCTGGGCCTCCCTGGTGGCCACGGGGGCTAAGAAAATAGAAACAAGATCCTGGCCTACAAGACACCGAGGGCCGTTGGCGATACATGCGGCAAAGAGATACCCCAAAAAATTTCAAGCTCTGGAGAACCAAGAACCTTTTTACTCAGCACTCCGCCCGGGGGGAATTTACAAATACCCGTCTTTTAGTTGTGGCGCTGTGGTGGCCATCTGTAAATTAGAAGATATTTTATTTATTACAAAAAAAGGACTTCATGCATTCACTACAAAGTACGGCGGGCTGTCCTATAATCCCGAGCCAAAACTACCACTTCCTACAGAGCAAGAGTTTGTATTCGGAGACTATACGCCAGGAAGATTTGCCTGGATTTTGGGGGACGTGCAATCATTACCAAAATCAATTCCGGCAAAAGGGAACCAGGGCCTTTGGGAACTGGAAGGAGTGGCTTTCAATGGTACGTAGAATCTGCTCAGTATGTGGAACCCCAAATTACAGCGCGGACGCAAGCGGGACATGGAAGTGCTGCGAGTGTGGGGCCGGGATCCCGCCGCCTGGGCCGGGAGTCTGCCGCGTTTGCGGGTGTACTGATGAGTGCGCCTGCCCGGGCGGCTGCTGCTGGATAGAGCCGGACCTGTGCAGCCGGTGTGCGGGGAGGAAGGTGCCAGCCGGTGGATAGCCTTTTTCCGAAAACCGATGCCGACCTGGCCGCCGAGGCCCTGGCCGAGATCCGGAAGGTGCTGACGGCAGAGAGGAAAATGCGGGAGTGGGTGTTCCGAAACAAGCCGGATGAGCGCGCAAAGAAGGTCCGGGAGATTGACGGAGCGCTGCGGAAGCTGGATGTGCTGGAATCTCTGATTAGAAAGGGTGGGTTGGATGAGGATTAGAGTCAGCTACGCGGAATTGAAGTCCGGCCCAGGATACAATCATCAGCGGGCCGAAGCTGAAATTGAAGTTGAAGTCAACGGGGATCTGGACAAGGCTTTTGGCCGGCTGTGGGAGAGGGCACGGCAGGAAGTCAAAAAGCAACTGGAGGATAGGTCGCCACTACTTGAAACCCTGCCGTTTTAAGTGGAAATAAAAAAAGTAGGCAATAGCCTACTTAGACACAAGTTTTTGCAGTAATTCAACGAATGAGGAGGTTTCTGTTTCAACGTAACCTCCACCGTAGTGATCTTCAGGGTCATTAGAATCCATCTCAAAAACAAGTTTCCCTGGTTCAGATTCGTATACTTCCAAGCGGTACTTTTATCCAGGGATTGTTAATCTAATATTTGTTTTAACCATAGTGATTTAACTCCCAGGTTTTTTAGAGTTAAATTCAACATCGCGTAAAATTTTCCTGCTTTTCGGAGGCGTGGGTATGGCAAGTAAACTCTGGTTTAGGCTCTACACCGAAATAATGGATGATCCAAAACTGGCCAGGTGGACAGGCGATCAATTCAGGATGCTGATATATCTTTTTTGCCTCGCCAAGGAATCAGACGAGCCGGGACTCATAAAAATGACCCCGGATCAAATCGCGTGGCGCGTCCGGAGGCCTATCAACGAGGTGGAAGATACTCTTAAACTGGCACAGGAAGGACCACGTCCTATTATTGTCGCCCAAGATGATGGCTACCTGGTTGTGCGGTTCCTGGACCGGCAGTATGAGCACAATTCGGACAAACCGGAGGCCGTCAAAGCCCGCGTCCAAAAATACCGGGCCAAACAAAAAAACTGTAACGACAATGTAACGATAAGTAACGAGTTGAAACGAAATTGTAACGGCGATGTAACGCGTAATATACAGAGCAGAGCAGATACAGAGACAGATAATAAGCAGAGCAGAGCAGAGTGTAACGACAGCGCTGCGCTGCGCTTTTCAAATTCGGATAAAAATGAAAAAGACTTGGCCGGCGAGGTTGCTGTTATTTTTCAGCGCTCTCTTTCAACCAGGGAGCTAAAGGAACTGCAGGAACTTACCCAGCATTACCAAGTAGAACTGATTGTCGAGGCCTGTAGTCGTGCGGCCGCCCGGAACAGACCAAAACTACATTACGCGAAGGGTATTCTTTCAGACTGGACAAAAGCAAAACTAACCACCCTGGCCGCTGTTATAGAGATGGATCCGCCGGCCAGGGAGAGGGTAAATCCGCAAGACCTTACAGAAAATCAGGCCAAAGTTGTGGAACTCAGTCAGAAGCGCCGGGAAGAAGCTGTCCGCGCCGCATGTGATTTTATCCACCTGCATTGCGGTCCTGACCCGCCCTGGGACAAAGCGGAAGAAATCGCCCGGGGATACGGCGAGGAGTTGGTGCCGGCCATCATGGAGCGGCTTTATGGAGGTAGATCACCATGAATTCGATCGAGGAAATACTTGAGCAATTAAAACATGTCGAAGTGAGTGTCAGGTGCCGTAAATGCGGCGCTGTGCCCATGTTGGTAGGGAAACAGTACACCGTGCGCTGTCCTTCCTGTGGTACGGCTATCACCGTGACGCCGAACTATCTGGCTATGCTGAAGATGAGAGAGCAGCAGGCCAAAGAATCGGATTTTAAAATTATCCGGCGGTATCAGTGTAATATCTGTAAGGACCAGGGGTATCTGGTGATGGAAGAACAAGTTAACGATGATGTGTATGAATTCGGCTACCGCTGCTTATGCCAAGCTGGGCACAAGCGGGATGATCTGGCCGGTTGGCCGGTTGTGCCAGCGGCGAAGGTGTGGCCCTGGCTGGCACAGTTCAAAAGACAAGAAATAAACGAGTAATTGACGTTCTAAGGCGGGGAGATGACTGATTATGTCCGGTCAAAGCGGCCACAACCTGAGAATTGCGAGATCGCGACTGGGATCACCGCGGTTCCCGTTCGAGACAAAGGGAGCCGGAGACGGTTACGCCGGCGCCGGGCCAATAAAAACATATAAACTCAACCCTGAAGAAATTGCGGCCAGATACGGGCCGCCGGTGCCGCGAAAGGACCGCGATTTGACCAGGGGTGAAGTAAAGTATGCGATGGAAAGTTCCACGTGTCTGGAGGACGCGGCCAGAAGAATCGGGGTAAGTATAGCCCGTATAAAAAAAGAGATGGCCCGGCATTGTATAGCGGTGCCGGAACACTGGAAGGAGGCTGAAGAGATGAGTTTGGAAGAGTTTAAAACAACCCTTACCAAAGAGAAATACCTCGAGTTAAAACGGCAAGGGTTGTCTGATAAAAAAATTCTCGAATCAGTTGGTCTGAAATATACGAATAACCAAAAATTCCTGACGGACGCGAAGAAAGAGTGGGGAGTGGCCGGGATGATAGTCAGGCCGCAAAAGGAACAACAACCTGAACCCTCTATTCAGCCCAGCGCCGGGGATACACCCGAAAATATAATTGACCAGGCGCCAAAAGTCGCTGACGACAGCGACGAACAAATCGCCTGGGTTGTACCCTTTAAACCGGCCAAATCATACCCGGTGTTGAGATTCTACCAGAATGGCATATCAATAAACGCCGCGGCTGCCCGGGCGATGGAAAGGGTCCGCAATATCAGAGTCGGCGTGACCGGAAACAGGATTATAGTTTTAGTGCCATCTGAAACAAAAGAGGGTTGCTACGAACTCGGTAAGCTGCATAAGAGGGGTGGTAGCCTGAAAATCGGCGGAACCGCACTGGTCGAGCAAATAAAAAAACATGGCGTCCCTTTCGGGAAGTACCGTTTGGAGAAAAACGATGCAAAAGGACGTTGGGAGGCCCGGACGGATGAGGCGGTTTAAATGGGTTCGAGTAGGCTTAAGCAGGTTTGATTTAGGCGGAGGTAACAATATATGAAAAAATCCCACTGTTATATAACCCGCAAGCACGGCGGTATCTACATAGATACGCCGTATGACGAGGACTTTATCGAGGCGTTGAAGCGGCACGTGCCGGCCGAACACAGGAAGTGGGACCCGGACATGAAGACGTGGTGGATATCGGACAAGTACGCAGCCCAGGCCGAGCGGGATTGTAAAGCGCATTTTGAAAATGTGATGGAGTGTTAGGAGCCATGACCAGGCTAATCGAGGCACAGCTGAAAAAGGTGGGCTATTTACCCGAACCTAAACAGCAGCCGGCAGCGATAAAACTTAAAGAATCCGACATCCAGCGACAGATCAAAGAATTCCTCCAATGGCACGGCTGGTTTGTATTCAAAAACCACCAGAGCCTGGGCAGCTACAAAGGCATAGCCGACCTGTACGCGATAAAAGACAGCCGGTCCATATGGATCGAGGTCAAGACCCCGGACGGCAGCCAGTCGAAGGACCAGCGAAAGTTTGAGGAAGATATTAAGGCCCACGGCGGGGAGTACATAGTGGTCAGGTGCGTGGAGGATGTAATGAAGCTTGCGGGAGGTGTTGTAAAGTGAAAAGGTATCTTATCTTTATCTTGATAATAGCGGTATTGTTTTTCGTTGGCGCCGCTCAGTCCAGGCCGGCGCCAGAGCCTACCCAGGAAGAGCAGCTTAAGCAGCTGCAGACCGACGTTTACCTCTTGGGTGAAAAATACTACGAGCTTGAAGTGCAACTGAAGGACATGGACGAGCGGCTCAAAGCCCTTGAAAAATCCCACGAGCTGGCGATATTCGTTGAGCAGGATATGGACAAGCGCCTCACAGAAGTAGAAGGCCGGAGGCGATGACCTATGCCGAAACCGATTCACCCGAGATCGCCGACAGTGATTATCTCAGACCACGCCTTTGAACGGTGGCTGGAACGGGCGGACAGGAGTCCCAAGCGAAAGAGCGGCCTGGCTGCGCTGGTGGAGACACTGCTTTACAACCACCTGCGGGGCGGGGGAGTGAGAGCTGAGGGCTTGGAGGCAAATATAGAGCTGGGCGGCGGGCTGGTTGCGGTGTTATGCCTTGTTGAAAATGCCTGGGTATGCACGACGATCAGGCCGGATAAGGAGGCGGGGTAAGTGAAACAATTACAATCCGGGTTTGGCAAAAGGGGGGAAGTATTATCATGAAAAACACGCTTGGTGACCTCAATAACCACCTGTTCGCCCAGTTGGAGCGCTTGGGCGACGAGGACTTGACAGGGGATAAACTGCAAGAGGAAATTACCAGAGCCAAGGCAATTTCAGATATCGCAACGCAAATCATTGCAAATGGTTCACTGGTGCTGAAAGCGAAGGCGTTTATACATGAATACATCGGTGGGGATGACGGCGAAAAGAAACTGCCCCCGATGCTTAAGGCGCAGTTTTTAAAGGAGTAGCGTGATATGGTTCATCGTTTTACGCAGGAAGAGTTCGAATTCATAGACAGGAACGCGGAAGGGCGCACCGTTGCGGAATTGACCGCAATATTCAATGTTCATTTCGGGCTGGACCTAAAAAAATCACAGATCAGGGCGTTTATGAGGAATAATTGGATCTGCAACTACGTGGACTGCAGGTTTCAGCCCGGCCACGTGCCTTGGAATAAAGGCAAAAAGGGAGTCACCTTCGGTGGTAAAGCCACCCAGTTCAAGAAGGGCAATAAGCCAGCTAATTGGGTGCCAATAGGCTCTGAAAGAGTAAACGCGGATGGCTATGTGGAGATAAAAGTTGCAGATGGCCAAAAACAAAGGAACTGGAAGGGTAAGCATATCGTAATATGGGAAGCCGCCAACGGGCCTGTTCCGCCGGACCATGCGGTTATATTCGGGGACGGTAACAAGCGGAATTTTGATCCGGAGAACCTTATTTTGGTGTCCCGGGCGCAGTTGGTGCGACTGAACCAGCGTGGTTTAATTCAAAACAACGCTGAACTGACAAAAACGGGGGTCATCATCGCGGACATCTGCAACAAGATCGGGGAGCGAAAACGCGCGCGGCGCGGGGGAAGGAGGCGGCCTGAAGCATGAGCCGTGAAAAGCTGAAAAAACTTTATTACTGGAACGGCTTTGAACTGCGGCAAAAGAAGTGCCGGGAGTGTTATTACATGCCCAGCCGCCCTGAAAAAGACAGGTGCGCGGCCATGGACAAGCAGGTTAGATATCCTGACCTGGTCTGGGACTGCCCGATGGGGCTGTACGGGGAGAAAAAGGGGGCGGTTGCCTTGGGGAGTCGATGA